GCAAGGGCAAGGCTGCGGCAGTGGGCATCGACGGACGCGCTGACGCGACCGACCTTGGGCAACAGCTCATCTCGGCTGGCATGCCCAAGCAGGCGGTCATGGTGGCGAGGACTTCTGACGCCATCGCTGCGGACGCGATGCTCGTAAACGCGATTAACGACGGCAATCTCACGCACCTCGATGACCCTGCGCTCGCCGAGAGCGCGTTGGGTGCCACGCGGCGCGTCATCGGCAAGGACGGCGGCTACGGCTTCGGCGGCGAATGCCCCGAAAGGCTGGACGCCTGTGCGCTCGCCCTCTGGGCGGCGAGAACGACGAAACGCGACCCTCGACGTAAGGGAAGGATTGGATAATGCAACCTGACACCTTCCGACCGCTCGCCATGGCGGCGGTCGACCTGAGCGGCATCACGAGCGCCAAGGGTCTGAGCTCGGAGGCCGCGTGGTGGGCTGGCCTGCTCGTGGACGAGTACAACAGCCACGCGGCGCACAACTCGACGCTTCGGAGCTACTACGACGGCAACGTGCGCGTCAGCGACTACGGCGTGGGCGCGGAAATCGACAACGACCAGCGCTGCCACTGGCCTGCCAAGGCCGTGGACGCCCTCGCCGACCGCATCACGTTCGAGGGATTCGCGCTGCCCGACTCCATCGCCGACGAGCACGCCGACGCGCTGCGTGCCATCGAGACGGACAACAACCTCGTCAACAACTACAACCGCCACCTCACGCCCAAGCTGCTCTACGGCTGCGTCGCGGCCACCGTGACGCGCAGCAGGCAGGGCAGGGCGGTCGTGCGCTTCCACAGCGCCGAGACGTTCACCGCGATTCCCTCGCCTGACGGCAAGGACGGCGTGGTGGCGGCAGGTCTCGCCATCGCCCGTGTCGAGCACAAGCCATGGAGCGTCCAGCCCGTGCCGACCGTGGTCAACCTGCACCTGCCCGGCAACGTGGTCGAGCTTCGGCAGACCGCGAAGGGCGAGTGGGTCGCCGAGGACGGCATCACGGCAGAGCAGGAGCCGAGCCTGTACGTGTTCACGCATGACGGCACGGGCTCGCTCAACGCATTCGGTCGCACCCGCATCTCCGCGTTCGTGCGCACTATCACGGACGATGCCATCCGCTGCATGTGGCACATGCAGATTTCGGGCGCGTACTACTCCATCCCGAAGCTCATCATGCTCAACCTCATGCCTGAGCAGTATGAGGCGGTCATCGGCGACAAGTTCAAGTACCAGCTTGATAGGGTCATTGCCACCGAGGTGGACGAGAACGGCGATTCGCGCACGGCAATCCAGCAGCTGAGCGGAAACAGCCCGCAACCCTTCGTTGACGAGCTGCGAGCCCTCGCGTCGCAGTTCTCGGGCATGACGGGCGTGCCGCTCAACTCGCTCGGCATCGTGCAGGACAACCCGTCCAGCGCCGAGGCCATCAGCGCGTCGCGTGAGGACATCTGCCTCATCGCCAATCGCGACATCAAGGAGGACAAGCCCGTACTCCGCAAGGTCGCGCTCGCCGCGCTCAGCGTCCAGCTCAACACGACCGTGGAGCGCCTGCTCGCCGAGCACCCCGAGCTGAACGACCTCTCTCCGCGCTTCGCCTCGCCCGTGCTGCACACCTACAACGAAATCGCCAACTTCGTCACGCAGGTGTCCAGCGTCCGCGACGGCTTCGGCAAGACCGACTATGCCGCGCACCTTCTGGGCGTGCCTGACGAGGAATTGGAGAGCGTCAAGAGCGATGAGGTAAAGCAGGCCAATGCGCTGGCGTTCTCCGCGCTCTTCGGTGGGGGCGGTGAGCAGTAGTGGCCGCCATCCCGCGCAGGTACATCGACAGCTTCACCAAGGCCATCAACCTGGTATCGGCTGACTCGCGCCAGAAGCTCGCCGATGCCCTCGCCGCGGTGGACTACACGCAGGACGTGGCGACCATCCGCGACGAGGTAATCGCCATCATGGACGTGTACTGCGGCGGCTCCACCGACCTCGCCGCGCAGCTCGCCGCCGAGTTCTACGACGGCATACGCGAGTTCGAGCTGGGGCAGCGCATGGGTGCCGTGGCGCAGAGCGGGCGAGACCCCGTAGCGACCGACGGCGCGGTTCGTGCGTTCGCACAAAAGCTCGTGGAGGACAAGACCGCCGAGTTCATCACGCTCTGCCTCGAACGCCTCGACTACGAGACCAAGGTTGCGGCGGCTCAGACCGTGCTCAACAACGGCAAGCGAGACTCGCGCCATCCGCGCTACGCCCGCGTGCCGTCAGGAGCGGAGACATGCGACTTCTGCCTGATGCTCGCGTCTCGCGGCTTCGTGTATCGCAGTGAGGTCAACGCAAGCCATTCTCATTACGGATGTGACTGTAGAGTGACGCCCTCGTGGAAAGCGCACGAGGTGCAGGGCTATGACCCGACCACGCTCTACGACCAGTGGCAGGCGGCCATCGACGCGGAGGCCAACAAGCGAGCAGAGCTGCACGGCACCAGCTACGAGGAAGAGCGGCGCAAGATAATGAACCGCTACCGCGAGTCAGCGAAGAACGCGCGGAAACGGAGGAAGTAGTGCGCATACTCATCGAGGTTCCGACCTACGACGGGCGAATCAGCCAAGCCACGTCCCAGAGCTTGTGGCGGCTCGACCGATGCGGGCATGAGGTGGACTACAAGCCAAGACAGGGCTACGGGTGTGCGATGGCACGCAACCGTATCGCCGCCGACGCGCTCAACGCCCACTATGACCGCGTGCTCATGGTTGACAACGACATCGAGCTGCCGCAGGACGCATTGAAGAACCTGCTAGAGCATGACCAGCTCATCGTCATGGGCTACTACCTCAACCGCTACGCCCGCGGCAAGCACAAGTTCACGACGCTCTACCGCACGGGCTTCGCGTGGGACATGTACGCAGCCGACGAGCTGCTGAAGCTCCGCGACGAGGGCGAGCACCTCATCCGCGTCAAGGGCGGCGGCATGGGATGTGCGCTGTTTGACCCCGCCGTGTTCGCCATGCTCGACTTCCCCTGGTTCGAGTGGACGGACTTGGGGCGCACGGCGCTGGACGAGGAAGACGCCTACTCCTGCTATGACGCGTTCCAGTCAGGCGGCGAGGACATCAACTTCTGCGTCCGAGCCGCGAACCATGGCATACCCATCTACGCCGACACGCGCGTCGCGTGCGGGCATGAGTTCAGGGAGGTCAAGTGGCCAGAGTGAAGAAGCACGCGGCGTACTGCGGCACCCGCGCAATCTACGGTGACATGGAGACTTCCGCCAAGTCGCTCATCGCCAACTCTGACGTGGACGTGGTTCACTTCATCATCGAGGATGCGGAGTGGCCTAATCCGCTGCCCGACATCATCCAAGTGCATAACGTCCACGATCAGGGATACTTCGCGCAGGACGGCCCGAACATGAAGTCGGGCTACACGTACATGGTCATGATGCGCCTTGCCCTTTGTCACGTGCTGCCCCGCGTCGGCAAGGTGCTTTCGCTGGACGCCGATACCGTCTGCATGTCCGACGTGTCAGACCTTTGGGACTTGCCCATCGACGATTGCTATTTCAGCGCGGCGCACGAGTGGCACAGGACGGCGAACGGGCTACTCTACTGCAACGCCGGAGTCACGCTCTACAACCTCAAGAAGCTCCGCGACGGCAAGGCGGACGAGTGCATCGCCGTGCTCAATTCGCGCCAGTACACATGGCTAGAGCAAGACGTGCAGAACTACCTTTGCCAAGGTCGCATCCACGACATGCCGAGCTGCTACAACAGCAACTGGTGGACGGACAAGAACGCGGACGGCGCGAAGATAGTCCACTACGCGGGCATCAAGCGCGAGGGATGGATTAACGACTACCGCGTGCGGCGATGGCGTGACACGTCATGGGATGACGTGATGCGCTTGCACGAGCAAATCAAGCACTAGTTTCAGTGATTCAAGCCCTTCGGGGCTTTTTTCATGCCTACGCACGGCGGCAGGCGGTCAACTGCCGCACCGATACCCGCTAGGGCGGGGGAAGGAGGCCTCATGGCCGACGAAACCACTCAGGCAACTGAGGAAAGCACCACCGAACAGACTGCCTCAGCTGAGCAGTCTGGTCAGCGCACGTTCACGCAGGAGGACGTAAACCGACTCGTCGGCGAAGCCCGCGTGAAGGAGCGCAAGAAGTACGAGGGCTTCGTGGACGGCAAGGAAGCCGCAGAAGCAGCCGAACGCGCGAGCAAGGCCGAGGCCGAGCTTGCCCAGCTCAGGGCGGACGCAGAGCGCACCGCCGCCGTGGGCGCAGCAGCCGAGGGCGCGGGAATCCCGCTCGAGGTCGCGCAGATGCTCAACGGCAAGGACGCCGCCGAGCTGCTTGAGCAGGCAAAGAAGCTCCTGAAGCTCATGCCCGTCCACCCATCCCGCACCGATGACGGCGGCACGCGTGCTGCCGCCAAGACCACCAACGCCCAGCGATTCGCCGAGTTCTTCGACGCGGCGATGGGCGCAAACAAGTAGAAAGGGCAAGCAATGCCTACCTATCAGGACATTTCCCGCCACACCTCAAACGTCATCCTCGACCCCGAAATCTCTGCCGAGATTTGGGCTAAGGCCATCGACCAGTCCGCGTTCATGCAGCTCGCCAACCGCATCACCATCCCCGGCTCTGGCGTCAAGGTGCAGACCATCACGGGCGAGCCGACCGCCAACTGGGTGGACGAGACCAACGCCAAGCCCGTGGGCTTCCACACCTTTGGCAATAAGACCATCACCCCGTACAAGCTCGCCGTCATCGAACCGTTCTCCGACGAGTTCCGTCGTGACAAGGCCGCTCTGTACGCCGAGTGCGTCCGCCGTCTCCCCGGTGCCATCGCCAAGAAGTTCGACTCCACCATCATGAGCAGCACCGCTCCTGGTTCTGGCTTCGACGTGCTCGGCACGGGCGTCTCGTCCATCGGCATCGGCGGCTCCGACGTGTACGGCGCGTTCGTTGACATCGACGCCGCCATTTCCTCCGCCGACGGCATCATGAACGCCATCGCGCTCTCGCCGCAGGGCAAGTCCATCGTCCTCGGCGCTGTCGATGGCAACGGCCACCCGCTGTTCACCGCTGGCGTCGGCTCCAACACCGTGGGCAACATCCTCGGCTCCTCCGTTGCCGTCGCAAAGGGCGTCTACGTCTCTGGCACCCCCGCTGTCGTGGGCGTCGCTGGCGATTTCAGCGGCGTGCGTTGGGGCATGGTCGAGGGCATCAAGATGGCTATCTCCGACCAGGCCACCCTCACCTACACCGACTCCAACTCGCAGAGCGTCACCCTCAACCTCTGGCAGCGCAACATGTTCGCCGTCAAGGTCGAGTGCGAGGTCAGCTTCGCCGTCATGGACAAGAACCAGCTTCGCCTCATCACCAACGCCGTGGCCACCACGACCACCACTGGCGCATAGGCATCCAGACAGTAACAAGGAGGTGGGCGCATGTCCTACGCAACCCCAGCCCAGTACATCGCCCGCTATGGCAGCGTGACCGATACGGCGATGCTGCAAGAGTGCTTGGACGATTGCTCTGCGGTCATCGACGTGGAGCTCGAGAAGCGCGGCATCGACCCCTACGACATCTCATCG